ATGGTCGACCTTGCGGACGCAGCACTCATGCACGCCCGGGAAGAGCTGGCCGGGCAGTTGTTCGAACTGCCGACCATCTATGACGTGGTCGACCCAGCCAGCGCCGAGCTGGTTGGCATCATCACCACTGGGACGTACCTGCGCCAGAACAGTATCGGGCCGGCGCCGCGTCCCTCGATCGAAGGCCTAGTGCGCTACAACCGCGAGGGGCAGCTCAGCATGGTGACGATGACCACCGACGACCTCGGCCCTATTCGCGGGCTGACCTGGACGACTCGCCAGGGGCGCGTGCTCAACCTAATTAAGGTCGGCCAGTACCAGCAAGGCCGCCGGATTCCGTACCTGCGGGACCTAGAGTCATGCCGACTGGCGCAGGATCAACTGGACGCACTACGCGAAGAGGGTCTCGACCAGACGTGTCAGGTGCTGCAGCAGGCACTGGCAATCGCGCCATTCGGCCTCTGCCCCGCCTGCCGTGACCGATTCGACCTGCGCGAGGACTGCCTGCGCTGCGCTGGTGCTGGTATCGTTCAGCGATAAAGTTCAGAGAGAGGAAGTGATGAGCAGCGAAAAGGAAATAGCTATCCACCAAGCGTATCTGGATAGCTCAAACAGGTTCGATCACTTCCTCTTAGGCGCAAGCCTCGCTGCATGCGGTTACCTTGCACAGACAAACCCCTACGGAAGAATCGGTTACAACGTCGAAACCATGTACTTGGTAGCGTTGGTTTCCCTTGCGATGAGCGCGTTTTGCGGTTTCCGACGACTGGACCGCATTACTGGTGCGCTCAAAGCAAATGCCCATTTTCTCGCCCTACCCACCAATATTTCGCGGGATGCACACTTAAGGGCTAAAGCCCTGGTTCAGCAGGCCGCGGACGCACCAGGGAAGTGGTACAGCTTGAGGAATGGCTTCCTGTACGCTGGTTTCGTCGCATATATCGGCACAAAGGTCTTCGCCCAGTACCTCCAGCCGTGAAAAAGCCGCTCACTGGGCGGCTTTTCCGTTGCGGCGAGTTAAGCCGTGGCGGCCAGTTCGTAAGGGTTGAACTGCACCACCTCTTCCCCGAGCCAATCATTGATCTGCCGCAGCCGCGCCTGCTCAGGCTCCAGCTCGTTGACGGCCCACACTTGGGCGGCGTCGCGGATCGAGCCGAAGCCGGCGGCGTTCTGCGGCACGATGCCCATCAGCTGCGGCGGAATACGCAGCATGGCGAGCTGGTCGTCGCGGCTGATGTTCTTGATCGCGCCGAAGTCATCCTTTGCCGCCACCTCGCTGATGGGGATCAGTTGCAGTCCATCTTTCTTGCCGTTGGGCGCGTACATGAAGAGGTTGCGGAAGTTGCCCGGCCCCTTGCTGTTGCGCATCGCGCTGCGCAGGTCGGTGACGAAGTCTTCGTTCTGGGCGGCGTCGGTCATGTACAAAATGAAGCCCGCATGCGAGCCGTTCTGGAAGTACTTCCGCCGGAACAACGTCGCGGCCTCGTTGAGCAGCGCGCTCTGCAGCGCTGGCAACCACTCGGGCAGACCGTAGATTTCCTGGTCGATGTCGGCCACCCGCAGATGGCAGATGCTGCCCGCCTTGAACTCATGTTCGTCGCGCCACCCGCGCACTTGGTAGTAGCGGTCGAGGTCCAGCCCACGGCGCATGTACTTGGCCAGGCATGGCTGCAAGCCGAGCGCCTGCCGCAGCATGTTGTCGCGCTTCTCCAGGTAGAGGTTGCCTGACCAGCCCATGTCCATGACGATCTGCTCGAACGCTTGGCGACTCAGCAGCCGGTGAGGCTTGAAGGTCCGCGCCAGGGCGTTGCGCTTGAAGATCAGGCCCGACTGCAGATAGACGCTTGCCTTCGACGACTTGGCGAGCCCGTCCAGAGAGACTGGGGGCTCATACCAACGGCCGTTGGCGTAGCACTCGAGGTAGTTGAGGATGTCGCGGCCATCCAGCACCGGTACCGGATCGCCGAAGGTGAAGGCCATCGCCTGACCCTCCCGGTCCTTGACGATCACCTCGCCTTCGAGCGCCTGCGGTGCTGGCGTAGCCGGCGAATGGTTCCGGCGGTCGCGTCTCTTGCTCATGAGTAAATCTCCATGATGCCGGTGTTGGCCGTCGTCTGGCCCTCCAGCGGCTCGTTGTGTAATGCGTGGAATAGCGCCCACGCGAGGTCCGCGTGGCCGGTGTTGTCGTTGCGCCCGGCGGTGTAGGTGAACTGCCGCCCGCCAGGGGTCACGGTCTTACGGATGGCCATGAGCGACTGGGCGACGTCGGTCCAGCCCGCGTCGAACTCCAGGCGGCCCTTGCTCACCACGTCCCACGCCTTCATCACCAGGCGCGTCTTGACCTCGGGGCTGTAGGAGAAGGTGCGCAGCGACGGGAAGAATTGCTTGACCAGTTGCGCCACCGCGCTGCCCAGGCCTGTGGTGTCGATGCCGATGTAGGTCACCCAGAAGCGCTGCGTGACCTGCCGGATGGTCTCGGCCTGAGCGGTGAAATCCATCCCGCGGAACTGGTGCCGCTCGAGGATGCGGAACTTGCCGCCCGGCACCAACGGGGGAGCGACGACCACCAGGCCGGCAGAGTCGCCGGACTCTGCGGGGTCGTAGCCCACCCAGACCTGCCGGTCAGCGAAGGGCCGGATGGCGAAGGGCTTGTAGTCATCCCAGACCGTCCAGCTGTCGACCATGCACGGCTGCAGCAGCGCCAGGGGGAAGATACTCGCACCGTCGTCGACGAACTCGCACATCAGCAGGTTCTGGAACGCTGCGGCGTCGTACTCAAGCCGCAGCTCGTCGATGTCGAAGAGATCGCAGCCACGGCCTTCGGCATCGAGGATCGTGACGATCTGGCGCCAGATGCGGTCCTCGCAGAGCCTTCCCTGCTGCAGCGCACTGTGGCTGACGTCCAGCGTCAGGTGCTGGGCGCTCGGCTTGCCCTTATTGAAGCGCTCGCCTGTCCAGAAGGTGTAGGCCTCATGCGCCATCGAACTGGGCGTCGAGAAGTAGGTCCGGCGGTAGCGCTTCTGCATCGCCATGCCGCTGGCGACCTTGTTCAGCTCGTTGAACTTGTACGTCCAGAAGAATTCGTCGAAGTAGAAGTTGCCGTGATAGCCCTGGGCGGTGCGGGCGTTGGTACCCAGGAAGTGCAGCTCGGCGCCGTTGGGCAGAATGATCGGGTCGCCGGCCAGCTCGACGCCAACCACCTCCCGAGCGAACGCCTGGATGTAGGCCTTGAAAATGTGCGCCTGCGCCTTGCTGGCGGACAGGAATATCTGGTTGCGCCCGGTCGTAAGCGCATCGATCAACGCCTCGCGGGCGAAGTAGAAGGTGGCACCTATCTGCCTGCTTTTCAGGATTGCGCGGGTGCGCTGGCTACCGGCGCGGTACCAGTCGAGCTGGTAGTCGAAGCAACCGTCGAGGAACGCCTCGACCAGCTTCTCGACCTGCTCGTCGGTGATGTCGTTGCGCTTGGGCTTGCGTTTCTCTCCGGCGTTGCGCTTGGCCAACTCCGGATTGAGGTCCGTCTCGGTCCCACCGTCCTGGAAGCGCGCAATCCGCGCCTGGCGCTCAAGCTGCCGGCCGAGCAGGTCGATTTCCTTGTAGTCCGCTCCGGACTTCGGGTCCTTCAGGATCAGTTGGACGAGGCGCGCTTCGGTTGCGGCCTGGATTCGCTCCAGGGGCGTAGCGCGGTCCCACTCGTCCCGGGTTTTCCAGCTGTGAAGCGTCTTTTCCTTCTCGCCGACCAGGTCGGCGATCTCGCAAATGCGGAAGCCCTGCCAGTAGAGGTGCTTGGCATGGCGGCGGGAATCGGTAGGCAGGTCAACGATGGCATTCATGGCGCCGATGCTGCCGTTCACGCGCGCGAGCCCCTACCGGCGCGCCCTGTAGGAACTCGTGTTACAACCCGTGCGCGTTGCCGCGCCACTCCCCTGTGTCGACCATGCCCTCAACGCAAAGGCGCCTGCCGCCACCGTATTGAGGACAGCCCGAATGACCACCCCCGCCAAGAAATTCCGCTCCAAGTGGTTCCGCATCTTCGTCGAGGGCGCGACCACCGACGGCCGCATCATCGAACGCGCCTGGGTCGAGCAGATGGCCGCGACCTACGATCCGAAGACCTACGGCGCTCGCCTGAACTGCGAGCACATCCGAGGCCTGGGACCTGACTCGGTGTTCGGCAGCTTCGGCGACGTGCTGGCCCTGAAAGCGGAAGAGGTGGAGATCGCCGGCGCGAAAAAACTCGGCCTATTCGCCCAGATCGAACCCACCGCCAGCCTCATCGAACTGAACAAGAAAGGTCAGAAAATCTACACCTCGGCCGAGGTACAGCCCAACTTCGCCGAGAGCGGAAAGGCCTATCTGGTCGGCCTGGCCATTACCGACAGCCCGGCCAGCCTGGGCACCGAAGCGCTCAAGTTCAATGCGCACCGCAAACTGCACAAGGACAACCTGTTCAGCGCTGCCGAAGAGGTTGCCCTCGAATTCGAGGAAGTCGCAGACACCGTCGGCATGTTCGCCGCGCTGCGCGACAAGGTCAGCGACCTCCTTGGCAAGGGCAAGGAAAAAGAAGGCAAGGACGCCGCCACCTTCACCGCCCTGGGCGAGCTGATTGAGCAGATCGCAACCCACGGTGCCGAACAGGCGCAGGCCTTCTCCACCCTCAGCGGGAGCCACAGCAAGCTGCAGGCCGCCCACGACAAGCTGCACGCCGAATTCACCGCGCTGGTGAAGAAGCTGGGCGAAACCGACTCCAGCTACACCACCCGGCCGCCGGTCACTGGCGGCGCCGGCCAGGTCCTCGCTGAGTTCTGACCCCCGCAGCCGCACAAACGCCACCCGTTCGGAGAACACCCATGCGTCAAGAAACCCGCCTCGCCTTCAACGGCTACCTGGCCCAGCAGTCCAAGATCAACGGCGTTGAGTCGGTCACGGTGACCTACACCGTCGCCCCGACCCCTGCCCAGAAGTTGGACTCCGCGATCCAGGAATCCAATGCCTTCCTCAAGAAGATCAACATCATCCCGGTCGACGAGGCCGAAGGTGAAGCCATCCTGCTGGGCGTCAACGGCCCGACCGCTAGCCGCACCAACACCAGCGCCGGCGGGCGCCGCAAGCCGCGCGATGTCAGCGCCCTGAAAAAAGACACCTACGCCTGCAAGAAGACCAACTTCGACACCTCGTTCCCCTACCAGTTGCTCGACGCCTGGGCGAAGTTCCCTGACTTCCAGACCCGTCTGTCCAATTCCATCGCCGTGCAGCAAGGTCTGGACCGCATCATGATCGGTTTCAACGGCACCAGCGCCGCCGTGACCACCGACCTGGCGACCAACCCGTTGCTCCAGGACGTCAACATCGGCTGGCTGCAGAAGATGCGCTCCAGCGCGCCGGATCGAGTGATCGAAGAGGGTGTCGACGGCTCTGGCAAGGTGACCATCGGCGCCACCGGCGACTACAAGACCCTCGATGCCCTGGTGTTCGACGCAATCCAGTTGCTGGACCCGTGGCACCGCAAGCGCAAGGACCTGGTCGTCATCGTTGACCCAGCCCTGCTGCACGAAAAGCAGCTCAAGGCCCTGGAAAACGGCGCAAGCTCCAACCAGGAGGCCAACGCCGCCGACGAGATCATCACCAAGACCCGGCTCGGCGGCCTGCCAATCGAGTACGACGCACCGTTCTTCATCGGGGGTGGCGTCTTCGTCACCCCGCTGAGCAACCTGTCCATCTACGTGCAGACCGGCAAGCGCCGCCGCCACATCCGCGAAGAGCCGGACGCCGACCAGGTAGCTGACTACCAGTCGTCGAACGAGGCCTATGTCATCGAAGACTTCGGCGCCTCGGCTCTGGTCGAGAACATCGAGAAGGTCTGACCATGGCTACCCTCGCCCAGCGCACCCAGATGCGCAAACGCGCGGCACTGGAGGCGGCAGCCGCCGCCCCTGCCGCCCTCATGGATGGACTGACCACCTATGAGCTGATGCTCGCCAAGCTGCAGCAGGACCAGCTGCGCCTGAAGCAGGTGCAGTCTCAACAGGGCAAGGCCGCTCTCAAGATAGAGCTGCTGCCGGACTATGCGCCCTACGTGGACGGCGTGCTCTCGGCCGGCCAGGGTGCCCAGGATGACGTGCTGCTCACCATCATGGTCTGGCGTTTCGACGCCGGAGACTTCGGCGGCGGCCTGGATATCGCCGACTACGTGTTGCGCCACGGACTGAAGACCCCGGACCGATTCAGCCGCACCACCGGCTGTCTCGTCGCAGAAGAAGTCGCCACTGCAGCCCTGATCGCACAGAAGGCAGGCGAGAGCTTCCCGAAGGACATCCTGACCCGTACCGCGGAACTGACCGAAGAGCAGGACATGCCGGACGAGGCGCGCGCCAAGCTGATGCTGGCCCTGGGCCGCGCCACCCTGGAAGACCTGGATGAAAACACCCCGGGCCAGCCCGGCCAGTTGCAAGCCGGCATCGACCTGCTGAAGCGCGCCATTACTCTGCACGACCACTGCGGTGGCAAAAAAGACCTGGAGCGAGCCGAGCGCCTCCTCAAGAAACACGCTGGCCCCGCCAGCTAACCGAGCGGTCCCCCGCAACCCCGGCGGCTCGGGGCTGATCAGCAGGTTTCCTCCTTGCCTGGCTGTGACGCCCCGACCACCGCCGACCCATACGAGCGATAGGCATGAGCGGATTCGTCGCCAGCGGCACCACCAGCGCGCCATACCCCATCAGCAACGACACCTTCTGGCCTGAGATCGACGGCCAGCAGCTTCGCGCCGCCATGCGCATCGACTCCAGCGTCACCGATGCCCGTCTCGAGGTGGCGACGGTCAATACCATGATCGAGGCCAACCGCGAGCTCGCCGGCTATAGGGCGGCGCGGGAGGCCGAGGGCATCGACAGCCTCGCCGAGGTACCGGCGCCGAATATCAAGGACGAAAGCCAGTTGCTGCACCTCTACCGCCGCGTGATCTATTGCGGCGCCCTGGCGGAGCTGATCGAGCGATACAACAGCTTCGACGCCACCAACAGCGGCGACCAGAAGGTCACCGAAGAGCAGTCCAGCCCGGACCAGTTGCGCCGCGACGCCCGCAAGGCGCTGCGGACCATCCTGGGTATCAGCCATACCACGGTGGAACTGCTGTGATGGCCGTCGTGATCGCCGCCCAGGGCGACACCGTCGACAGCATCTGCTGGCACTACTACGGGCGCACCGCCGGCGTGACCGAGACGGTACTCGACGCCAACCCGGGCCTGGCCGACCTCGGCCCGATCATCCCGCACGGAACCCGCGTCATCCTCCCCGACGCCGCGCCCCAGGCAGAGCAGCGCCAGGTGGTGAACCTATGGGACTGACAACCGACTTCGCCGGCGGCCGTTGCCGCCGCGCCCTGGCTACTCCCCATCCACAGGACGCAAGGAATGCAACAGATGCCTGAACGCCCCGAGACCTGGGCCATGCTCATCGCATGGCTCGAGCAACATCACCCGCTGGTCTACGCGGCCGCGCTGTCCGCTGCGCTGGCCGCCGCTCGCCTCATGTACAGCGGCGGGAGCCTCCGGCGCGCGGCCGGCGAGGGCCTCGTCTGCGGGCTCATCACCCTGGCCGTGAGCAACGGCCTGGCCCTGTTCGGCATCCCGGTGGAGTTCGCCCCGTTCTTCGGCGGAGTCATCGGTCTGCTCGGCGCAGATGTGATCCGCCAGGGCCTCAAGCGCCTCTACAACCGCAAGGCAGACCAGCTATGAGCCAGGCACTCAAACACGGTAGCCGCGGCCAAGCCGTGCGCGTCCTGCAGCAGCAACTCAACCAGCGGGGCGCTACCCTCGCCGTCGACGGCGCTTTCGGTGATTCAACCGAGAGCGCCGTCCGTGCCTTCCAACAGTCGGTGGGCATGGTCCCGGACGGCGTCGCGGGCTATAAGACCCAGGCCGTCCTCGGCGGCGCCGATCCGGCGCGCTTCCTGCGCCTGCGCGACCTGCAAGCCGCAGCCACCCGGCTGGGCGTGCCGCTGGCCAGCGTACTGGCCGTCAACGAAGTTGAAAGCGCGGGCGCTGGCTTCCTCGACAACGGCAAGGCCGCGATCCTGTACGAGCGGCACATCATGTACCAACGCCTCGCGCTCCCCCGTCACCCCGACGATGACAAAGCGTCGCTGCAGGCACGCGCCGACGAACTCGCAGCCGCCCACTCCATGCTGGTCAACCCGAAACCCGGCGGCTACATCGGCGGCGGCGGCGAGTACCAGCGTCTCGCCCAGGCGCGAATGCTCAACGCCCTCGCCGCCGACGAATCCACCAGCTGGGGTGCCTTCCAGGTGATGGGCTACCACGCCGAGCGCCTCGGCTACGCCAGCGTCGCCGAGTTCGTCACCCGCATGCAGAGCAGCGAGGCCGAGCACCTGGAAGCTTTCGTTCGCTTCATCGAGGCCGATCCCGCCTTGCTCAAGGCGCTGAAAGGGCGCAAGTGGGCCGAGTTCGCCCGGCGCTACAACGGCCCGGCCTACGCCCGGAACCTCTACGACGTGAAGCTCGAGCGGGCCTATGCCCGGCACAGCGAAGCCATGAGGGAGAACGCCGCTTGAGCATACTGCGCCAGGCGCTGTACGGCCTCGCCCTGCTCGGCGCCCTGGCCCTGTTGCTCTGGGGCACCTACCAGAAGCTCCAGGCCGAGCAGGCTCGTGCAGCGCGCGCAGAGGACAAGCTCCAGATCGCTCTGGAGCGTAACGCCCGGCAGACCGCCACCATCACCCGCCTCGGTGGCGAGCTCGCACAGCAGCGCGCCGCGCAGGCTGGCCTGCAGGCCAGCCTGGATGCCTTGCGCCAAGCCCACGCCACTGATCACCTCGAGAAACAGGAGCTGAAGCGACATGATCCGACACTTCGTGCCTGGGCCGATCAGCCTTTGCCTGACGCTGCTCGCCGGCTGCACCAGCGCCCCGCCATCACCGGAGCCGACGGTTATCGTCAGTGGCTGTCCGATCGTCACGCGCTGCAGCCTGCTGCCGGCGGAGTTGCGGAGCAACGGCGAGCTGAGTGACGACAGCGACTACCTCCTGAGTGCCTGGGCTGAGTGTGCGGCCAAGGTCGACGCGATCTACAACCACAACCAGTACCCTGCGAGTCCACCACCGTGAACAAGCCCAACAGCCTCAAGACACACCTGCTGGCCGCGGTCCCGGAGCTGGCCAACAACCCCGACCGCCTGCTCGTGTTCATCGACAACGGCAGCGCCCGCAGCACTGTGGAAGCGGGCCTATCGTTCGAGTACAGCTACACCCTCAACGTGATCCTGACCGAGTTCGCCGGCCACCCAGATGCCGTATTCATTCCCCTGCTGGCCTGGCTGATGGTCAACCAGCACGAATTGCTGGCCAACCAGGACAAGGGCAAGGAGGCCGTCGCCTTCGAGGCCGACGTACTCGACAACAGCAAGGTCGACCTGTCCATCAAGCTGCCCCTCACCGAGCGCGTCATCGTCAAGAAGCTGGACGACGGCCGGCTCGAGGTGACCCACCCGGACGAGCCGCAGCTCGAACCTTTCCTTCCGGCTGGCAACTGGCAGCTGTACGCCGAAAACATGTTGCTCGCGCAATGGCAGAGCACCGCCAGCGACGCCCTTGGAGACCTGGACATGCCGCACCCCCGTCGCCATGGATAAGCTCAGCGCCCTGGAAGACTGGGCCGGCGCCCTTCTGGCGAAGCTTGAACCGGGCGAGCGCCGCCGGCTCAACCAGTCCATCGGCCACAAACTGCGCCGCAGTCAGCAGCAGCGCGTGGCCGCCCAGCGCAACCCGGACGGATCGCCTTATGCCAAGCGCAAGCCGAAGCAACTGCGCGGCAAGGCCGGCCGCATCAGGCGACAGATGTTCACCAAGCTGCGCCAGGCCAGGTACCTGCGCCTGCAGAGCACCCCGGAGGCTATCGCCATCGCCTTCCTGGGCCGCGTCGCCCGGATTGCGCGCGTCCACCAGGAAGGCCTGCGCGACCGCCCCGAGCGCGGCCAGGCCGAAGTGCAGTACGAGCGCCGCGAGTTGCTCGGCTTCACCGATACGGAAATCGACATGATCCGCGACGAGCTCTTGCAGCACCTGGTCAGCTGACCGCGCTTGTAGCGCCTCCTCCTACACCCCCTGACCAGTGCATCCCGCGCGCGCGAGCCGCAGCATCAGCGGCATGAACGACTACGCCGCGCTCTCCCGCCTAATTGAAAACCTGGTTCGCTACGGCACCATCGCCGAGGTCGACGAGGTGAAAGCTCGTGTCCGCGTTAAATCAGGCGACATCCTCACCGCCTGGCGCCCATGGCTCAGCGCACGCGCCGGCGAGGACCGCGAGTGGAATCCGCCGACCGTTGGCGAGCAGGTTGTCTACCTGAGCCCGTCTGGAAACCTCGCCCAGGGCATCGCCATCTGCGGCCTGTTCAGCGACAGCAAGCCGGCCAATGGCGATCGCCCAGCCCTGCACCGCACGACATACCGCGACGGCGCGGTCATCGAGTACGACAGCGCCGCGCACTTCCTGCGCGCCATCCTTCCCGGCGGCGGCACGACCGAGCTGGTGAGTACCGGCGGTATCACCCTCACCGGCGACATCACCCACAAGGGCAACTACACCCAGACCGGCAACCAGACCGTCACCGGGAAAGTCACCGTCAGCGACGACGTGGTCGCCGCCGGCATCAGCCTTGTCGAGCATGTCCACATCGGCAACCTCGGCGCGCCAACGAGCCCACCGCAATGATCGGCATGAGCAACACATCCGGCCGCACCGTACTCGACCGCGCGCACCTGACGCAGTCCATTGCGGACATCCTCACCACCCCGCTGGGCAGCCGGGTCATGCGGCGCGAGTACGGCAGCCAACTGGTCGACCTGCTCGACTGGCCTCTCAACAGCACCACCAGGCTGCAGGCCTACGCGGCAACCGCGATGGCGCTGATGCGCTGGGAACCCCGCATTCGGCTCCGTAGCGTGCAACTCAGCCTGGGGACCGCCGCTGGCGAGGCGATTCTTGACCTGGTCGCCGCGCTGACCGACACCAACGAGCCCCTCAGCCTGCGGGTGCCGCTCAACCTCGGAGCCCTGGCGTGAAAACCTTCGCCGCTATAGACCTCAGCCAGTTGCCGGCGCCCAGCGTCGTGGAGCCGCTCGACTACGAGCAGATTTTCGCCGAGCGCAAGGCCTACGCCGTCTCCCTGTGGCCCGCAGACCAGCAGGCCGAGGTGGCCGCCACCCTGGAACTGGAATCGGAGCCCCTCACCAAGCTGCTGCAGGAAAATGCGTACCGTGAAACGATCTGGCGGCAGCGCGTGAACGAGGCCGCGCTCGCGACCATGCTGGCCAGCGCCAAGGGCGCGGACCTAGATCAGGTGGCAGCGAACTACAACGTCCAGCGCCTGGTTGTCACCCCTGGCGACCCATCAGCCGTGCCACCGGTCGCCGAGGTGCTGGAAGACGACGACAGTCTTAGAGAACGCGCACAAATGGCCTGGGAGGGGCTCAGCACGGCCGGCCCACGCAACGCTTATATTTTCCACGCCCGGGCCGCCGACGGCCGCGTTGGCGATGCCTCGGCCGTCAGCCCATCGCCCGCGGTGGCGGTGATCACCGTCCAGGCAGTAGCCGGCAATGGCGCCGCTCCGGCTGATCTCGTCGCTACAGTACAGGCTTACCTGAGCGACGAAGACCGCCGTCCGGTCGCCGACCGACTCATCGTGCAGAGCGCCGAGGTGCTGCCGTACAGCGTCACGGCAACTCTCTATCTGAACTCTGCGGGACCTGAGTCCGAGCCCATCATGCACGCCGCCGAAGCCTCGCTGCTGGCATACGTGCACCAGCGCCGCCGCTTGGCTATGGAGGTGTCCGAATCCGCCATCCATGCGGCGCTACACGTCGAGGGAGTGCGCAAGGTCGAACTGATCGGCTGGAAAGACGTCGTAGCTACCGAGGCTCAGGCGCCGTACTGCGCCGAAGTGAAGCTCACCCTGGGGGCCGACTGATGGCGGCGATAGGCGTACTGCCCGGCAACGCGACCCAGTTGGAAAGGCTGGCCGCCCAGGCGCTAGCCGACATTCAGCGCGTCCCGATTCCATTGCGCACGCTATGGAACCCCAGCACCTGCCCCGTACCGCTGCTGCCGTACCTGGCCTGGGCATTCTCCGTGGACCGCTGGGACAGCAAGTGGCCAGAGTCCGCCAAGCGCGCGGCGATACATGCCGCCTACGTCATCCATTCGCGCAAGGGCACGATAGGCGCCTTGCGCCGCGTCGTTGAGCCGCTGGGCTATCTGATCGAGGTGCATGAGTGGTGGCAGAAGGCGCCGGCCGGCGTGCCGGGCACATTCTCTCTGCTGGTGGGCGTGCTCGAAACCGGCATCACCGAAGAGATGTACGAGGAACTGACCTGGCTGATCGACGACGCCAAGCCCCTCACCCGCCACCTGGTCGGACTCTCCATCAGCCTCGAAAGCACAGGCGCCCTGCCACTCGGCGCGGCCATCTACGATGGCGACGAGATCGACGTTTACCCACCCCAGAACCGCGACATCGAGGTCACCGGCACCATCGGTCGCGGCGGGCGTGATCATTCCATCGATACCCTGGACGTTTACCCATGATCGACCAGAACTCGCAGTTCTTCGCCATCCTCACAGAGGTCGGCGCGGCCAAGCAGGCCAATGCCGACGCGCTGGGCATCCCGTGGAAGCTGACCCAGATGGGCGTCGGCGACGCCAACGGCACCGACCCGATTCCATCCGCCGCACAGACGAAGCTGATCAACGAGAGGCGCCGCGCACCGTTGAACCAGCTGAAAGTGGACCCAAACAATGCCGCGGTTATCATCGCCGAGCAGATCATTCCAGAGAATATCGGCGGCTGGTGGATTCGAGAAATCGGACTCTACGATGCCGACAACGACCTCGTCGCAGTGGCCAACTGCGCCCCATCGTTCAAGCCGATCCTGAGCCAGGGTAGCGGACGTACCCAGGTTGTCCGGCTCAACCTAATCGTCAGTAGCTCTGCGAATATCGAGCTGAAGATAGATCCCAGCGTGGTCTTGGCGACTCGGCAGTACGTCGACAGCAGCATCCTCAATGTACTGCCAGCGACCCGCAAGGCGGGCACCTTCACCAAGGTGAAGGTCAATAACCGCGGTATCGTCGAGGAAGGGGCCAACCCGACAACTCTGGAGGGCTACGGCATCACCGACGCGCTGGCCCGCGGCGCCTATGGCCTCGGCGGATCGCTCGCTCCGGCCGCGCCGATCGACAAGATCGGTATGCCCGGCGGCTTCTACTCCTACAGCAGCGGAGTGACCTCGTTCACCGAGTATTGCGGGCTCATCAACATTCCGTATTCCAGCGCTGACTACTCTGCCCAACTGGGCTTCAAGCAGGGCAACGCAGAACCAGCGATCTACGTCCGTTCGACCAAACAGGACGGCAGTTGGACACCGACGCGCACGCTCTGGCACTCGGGGAATTTCAATCCGGGCAACTACGCCACCAAGGCGACCACCCTGGCCGGCTACGGCATCACCGATGCGCTTGGGAAAAATGAGACCGCCGCCAGCGCGACCAAGCTGGCCACGCCACGGACCATTGCGATCAGTGGCGCGGCCTCGGGTAGCGCAGCGTTCGACGGAGGTTCGAATGTCAACATCGCTCTGACCCTGGCCGACAGTGGAGCCATCGCCGGCAGCTACCCGAAGGTAACGGTGAGTGCCAAAGGTGTGGTGACCGCTGGCGCGGAACTTTCTGTCGCCGATGTCCCCAGCTTGCCCTGGAGCAAGATCAACAGTGGCAAACCGACCACGCTCGGCGGCTATGGCATCACCGACGCACTGGCCCGCGGCGACTTCGGCATCGGTACGAACATCGCCCCCAATACGCCGATCGACACCATTGGCCTGCCCGGTGGCTTCTACTCCTACGGCGACGGTCCGACATCGTTCGCCCGATACAGCTGCCTGGTGAATATCCCCTACGGCCGAAACGACTACGCCGCGCAGATCGGATTCAAGCAAGGCACCACGGAGCCTACGGTCCTGGTCCGTTCGGTACTCAACGACGGAAGCCGTTGGACCCCGACTCGGGAGCTCTGGCACAACGGCAATCTCGATGTGGTCGGCGCGGTGGTCGCCTTTGCTTGCTCCAACCCGCCAGCGGGTTTCCTCATCGCAAATGGCGCCGCGATCTCGCGAGCTACGTACGCTGAGCTCTTCGCGCGCATCGGCACAACCTACGGCGCGGGAAACGGCTCAACGACCTTCAACCTCCCCGACTACCGCGGCGAGTTCATCCGCGGCGTCGACCTAGGCCGCGGGGTCGACCCAGGCCGGGCGTTCGGCTCACTTCAGCTCGACGCCCTGCAGGCGCATACGCACGTGTCTGTCGTCACCGCCATCGGCCTGTCTGGCGGCACCGGCGAATTCTCCGGCGCCGCGGGTTCTCCCGGCGGCACGCGGGTGACTGATCGGGTAGTCGAGGTTTCCGGGGCTCGAGTGGCAACCGAAACGCGCTCGCGTAACGTCGCCGCGCTGATCTGCATCAAGTACTGAGTGAGGACGAAAATGGAGCAACTGACGGTCTACCACGCCGACAGGCAGACGGGAGAGTTCCTGGGCACGGGCCATGCCGAGCCCGACCCGCGCGAGCCTGGCAACTGGCTCATCCCGGCACACGCCTATCTCGACGCGCCGCCAGAGTCTGGCGACGGACAGGTCGCACGGCGTGCTGCGGGCAACGACGGCTGGGAACTGGTCGAAGATCATCGCGGTCCGATTTACGCGACGAATGGCGGCGAGCATACCGAGCTGGTTGAGTTGGGGCCGATCCCCGACGGTTACACCAGCGTCGCTCCTCCAGGCCCGTTTTATCGTTGGAGTGGAACAGCCTGGGAGCTCGACCAACAGGCAGAGCGGGCCGCGCAGGTGGCGGAGGTGGAGAAGCGGCGCGATACGCTGCTGCAAGAGGCCACGCTCCGGATTGCACCTCTGCAAGATGCCATCGATCTCGACGAAGCGACCCAGGCTGAAATGGAAGAACTCAAGGGCTGGAAGCAATACCGGGTCGCCCTGAACCGCGTAGACCAGCAAGCTGGCTACCCCTCCCAGGTCGATTGGCCATCGCCCCCCGCATGACCGTTGTTACCTTGTAGCGGTCCTCCGTACAAAGGCCATTTCTGGCCCCGTCGCCGCGCGCGCGGCAGCCTGTGCAGTGTCATCCACCTGCACAGGCACACATCATGGCCGCTGACTATCATCACGGCGTCCGCGTCGTTGAAATCAACGAAGGCACGCGCCCCATTCGCACCGTCGCTACCGCCGTGGTGGGTATGGTCTGCACCGCTGACGATGCCGACGCCACCACCTTCCCCCTCAACAAGCCGGTGCTGCTCACCGACGTCCTGACCGCCTCCGGCAAGGCCGGCAGCGCCGGCACCCTGGCGCGCAGCCTCGACGCGATCGCCGACCAGGCCAGCCCGGTGACCGTCGTCGTGCGCGTCGCCGACGGCGAGACCGCCGAGGAAACCACCTCGAACATCATCGGCGGCGTCACCGCCGGCGGCCAGTACACCGGCATGAAAGCCCTGCTCGCGGCCGAGGCCCAGCTCGGCGTGCGCCCGCGCATCCTGGGCGTACCGGGCCTGGATAACCTGGCCGTCACCACCGAGTTGACCGCCGTCGCCGAGAAGATGCGCGCCTTCGCCTACGCGAACTGCTGGGGCTGCGAAACCGTCTCCGAGGCCATCGCCTACCGCCAGGGCTTCGGCGCCCGCGAGCTCATGCTCATCTGGCCTGACTTCATCAACTGGGACACCACCGCAAACGCCGAGAAGCCGGCCGCTGCTGTGGCTCGCGCCCTCGGTCTACGCGCCAAGCTCGACGAGCAGGTCGGCTGGCACAAGACCCTGTCGAACGTGCCCGTGGCAGGCGTGTCGGGCCTGAGCAAGGACATCTACTGGGACCTGCAGAACCCCGCCACCGACGCCGGCCTGCTCAACGCCGAAGAGGTCACCACCCTGGTCCGCCGCGACGGCTTCCGTTTCTGGGGCTCGCGCACCTGCAGCACCGATCCCTTGTTCGCGTTCGAGAACTACACCCGCACCGCGCAGGTACTGGCGGACACGATGGCCGAAGGGCACTTCTGGGCCGTCGACAAGCCCATGCACGCGAGCCTGGTGCGCGACATCGTCGAGGGTATCAACGCGAAGTTCCGCGAGCTCGTGCGCAACGGCTACCTGATCGGTGGCGAGTGCTGGTACGACCCCGCGGCAAACGACGCTACCACGCTGAAAGCCGGCAAGCTCTACCTGGATTACGACTACACCCCGGTACCGCCGCTGGAAAACCTGCTGCTCCGCCAGCGCATCACGGATCGCTACCTGGTCAACTTCGCCGCCGGCGTCACCGGCTAACCCCCATCTATCCGCGCGGCCAAGGCCGCGCCAGAGGAGAGCGCCAGCATGGCCCTGCCCAAGAAGCTCAAGCACCTCAACCTGTTCAACGACGGCAACAGCTACATCGGCGTTGCCAAGTCCGTGACCCTGCCCAAGCTCGGCCGCAAGCTGGAATCGTTCCGCGCCGCCGGCATGGACGGTCCGGTCAAGGTCGACCTCGGCCACAGCGATGACGGACTGCAACTGGAATGGACCCTCGGCGGCTGGGACCTGGTCGTGCTGCGCCAGTTCGGCGCCGTGCGCGCCGACGGCGTGCAACTGCGCTTCGCCGGCTCCGTCCAGCGGGATGACTCCGGCGCCGTCAGCGCGGTGGAGATCGTCACCCGCGGCCGGCATGAAGAGATCGACTTCGGCGAAGCCAGCCCCGGCGAGGAAACCGAGCACAAGATCACTACCACGCTGACCTATTACAAGCTCAGCGTCGACGGCGAAACCCTCATCGAAATCGACCTGCTGAACATGATCCACGTCGTCGACGGCGAAGACCTGCTCGCAGCCCACCGAAAGGCCATCGGCATCTGACCTCTTCCCAGAAAGCGGCGGTACCGGAGCCTGGCTCGCAGGCCGCCGAACCCATTCGAAACCAAGGAGCTGAACCATGACCATCCCCGAGCAATCCACCGCGACCAGCAACCCCAACGAGGGCGTCGTCCCGCTCGACAAGCCGATCGCCCGCGGTACGAACACCATTGATTCGCTGACCCTGCGCAAGCCGGCCAGCGGTGAGCTGCGCGGCGTCTCCCTGCTCGAACTGATGCAGATGGACGTACAGGCGCTCAGCAAGGTCCTGCCGCGCATTACCTCCCCGAGCCTGACGCCCCAGGAAGTCAGCGCGATGGACCCGGCCGACCTGATGGCGTGCGGCGTCACGGTGTCCGGTTTTTTGCTGCAGAAATCGGCGAAGGAAGCGTCCCTCGTCGCGTAGAGGACGCCATGGCGGACCTCGCGCTTGTATTCCACTGGGCGCCGGCGGACATGGACCCGCTGGGCCTGGCCGACCTGATCGAATGGCGCGAGCGGGCCAGAACGCGCTGGGAGCCTGACAATGGCCAATAACCTGAAGCTCGAGGTCATCCTCCAGGCGATCGACCGCGCCACAGCGCCCATCCGCGCCGTCACTCGCAGCAGCACCGGCATGGGCCGAGCGCTCAAGGAATCGCGTGACCAGCTCAAGGCCCTACAGGCCCAGCAGAAGGACATCAGCAGCCTGCGCACCCAGCGCGAAGCGGTTCGCCAGACATCCGAGAAGCTCGCCGGCGCCCAGCAGCGGCTGCGCCAGTACCGCGAGCAGCTCCAGGGCATGGACGCCCCGTCCGCGAGGTTCCAGAAGTCGTTCGCCGCGGCCGCGGCCCAGGTCGACAAGCTCAAGGCCAAGCATGGCGAGCAGCGCGCCGAACTGCAGCGCCTAGTGGGCCAGCTCGGCAAGGCCGGTATCAGCACCACCAACCTCGGCCAGCGCGAAGGCGAGCTGCGCCAGCGCATCGCACAGGCCAACCAGGCAATCGGCAACCAGGAAGGCAGGCTCAGGCGCTTGGGCGCGCAGCAGCGGCGCGTAGCCGCCGCCAAGCAGGCCTTCGAGAAGTCCCAGGGCCTCGCCGGGAGCATGGCCGCCAATGGTGCCGGCGCAGCCGCGGCAGGTGCCGCCATGGGGGCGCCGATACTCGGCGCCGCCAACAGCTACATCGACTTCGAAGATGCGATGTTGGGCGTGGCAAAGCAGGTAGACGGCGCGCGCGACGACAACGGCCAGCTCACAGCGACCTACTACGACATGGGCAACGCTATCAAGGCCATGGCCGAGCGCATTCCCATGGCCACCACCGAGATCGCAGCCCTCGTCGAAGGCGGCGCGCGCATGGGCATCCAGGGCAAGGACAACTTGCTGGTCTTCGCCGAAACCGCGGCGAACGCAGCCACGGCCTTCGAACTGCCGGCGGACGAGATCGGCGAGAACCTTGCGCGCATCGCCAACCTCTACAAGCTGCCCATCAAGAACGTGGGCGAGCTTGGCGACGCGATCAACTACCTGGACGACAACGCCCAGTCGAAGGGTAGCGACATCATCGATGTCCTCCAGCGCACCGCGGGTATCACCACCTCTGTGGGCATGAGTTTCAAGGACGCCGCCGCGCTCGGCTCGACGTTCCTGAGCCTTGGCTCGTCCGCGGAAGTGGCCGCGACGGCGACCAACGCCATGATCCGCGAGCTGGCCATCGCCAACGAGCAGCCGAAACGCTTCCAGAAGGGCCTGAAGGCCCTGGGCTTGCAAGCCGACGCCATCCAGAAGGGCATGGCGAAAAACTCCACCGCCACCCTGCAGATGGTGCTGGAGTCCATCAAGAAGCTGCCCCAGGCCGAGCAGCTCAGCGCCACCACTCAGCTGTTCGGCAAGGAGTTCGGCGACGACGCGGCGAAGCTCGCGAACAACCTGGGCGAGTACCGCCGCCAGCTTCAACTCGCCAACTCCGAAGCCGGCAAGGGCTCGATGCAGCGTGAGGCAGATATCCGCGCCGAGGCCCTCTCCGCCCGCCTGCAGATGGCGAAGAACCGCACCTTCAATCTCTCCGCCAGCATGGGCGAAACACTGCGACCGACCATCATCAGCCTGGTCGACAGCTTCAACCAGGTGCTCGCCAAGGTCAGCGCCTGGGTCAAGGAGAACCCCGAACTCACTGGGCAGATACTCAGGGTCGTCGCTGGCGTGGCAGCACTGGCTGCAGGCTTCGGCGCCGTGACCCTGGCCATGGCCAGCTTCCTTGGGCCGTTCGCCATGGTGCGCTACGGCCTGACGCTGTTCGGCCTGCAGGGCGCCAGCCTGGCGGGCTCGTTGCTCAACCTCGGCCGCAATGCCCTGCCGCTGGTCCTGCGCGGCGTGCTGCTGATCGGCCGGGCGCTAATGCTCAACCCCATCGGCCTGGCGGTGACCGCCATCGCTGGCGCGGCCTACCTGATCTACAAGAACTGGGCGCCCATCAAGGCCTTCTTCCTGGGCCTGTGGGAAGAGGTGAAAGCCGGCTTCAACGGCGGATTCGCCGGGATCGGCAAGCTGATCATGGACTTCAGCCCTCTTGGCCTGTTCTACCGGGCCTTCGCCGCAGTCATGAGCTACTTCGGCGTCGAATTGCCGGGCAAATTCTCCGCCTTCGGCGGCATGCTCCTGGACGGCCTGGTGAACGGTATCCGCAACAAGCTGGGGGACGTGAAGAAGGCCATCAGCGCGGTGGGCGACAACACCGTCGGCTGGTTCAAGCAGAAACTGGGGATCCACTCGCCGTCCCGCGTCTTCGCCGAGCTCGGCGGGTTCACCATGGCCGGCCTCGAGCAGGGCCTCGCGGACGGCCAGAAGGGACCGCTGTCGGCCGTGCTCGACCTCGCCAAGCAACTGGCCACCGCCGGTGCGCTGACGATCGGCGCCAGCGGTTCGGCCCTGGCCCTGGACACCCGCCCACCGCTGGCCCCCGCGGGAACATCCGCACGACCTGTAGCGGCACAACCGGCACCGATCATCATCCAGGTGCAGGCCGCGCCCGGCATGAACGAGCAACAGCTCGCACGCCTGGTGGCGGCAGAGGTGGTCAAGCTCGACAACCGCCGGCAGGTCAACGCCCGCAGCCGCCTCACCGACAAGGAGTGAACCGCATGGCCCTGATGGCATTCGGCATGTTCGTGTTCAGCCTGGAGACCGCCGCCTACCAGGACTTCCAGCGCCAGACCGAGTGGCGCCACGGCAGCACCAGCCGCATCGGCACCAACCCCGCACGCCAGTTCCTCGGCCGTGGCGACGAGAGCATCACCCTGCAGGGTGTTCTGCTGCCGGCCCTCGCCGGCACGGTGCTCAGCCTGGACACGCTGCGCACCATGGCAGACACCGGCAAGGCCTACCCACTGATCGAGGGCACCGGCCGCATCTACGGCGTCTGGGTCATCGAGAGCCTGAGCGAGACCCGCACGATCTTCTTCGGCGACGGCGCCGCACGGCGCATCGAGTTCACCCTCTCGCTCAAGCGCATCGACGACGGCCGCGTAGACCTGCTCGGCAGCGCCATCAGCAGCGCCGGGAACATCCTGAGGCAGATTCTGTGAGTCTGGTGAACCTGGCCGAGACCTACCTCGGCAGCGCCGCCAGGAGCTACCGCGAGGCGAGTAACTATCCACGGCCGATCTGTCGGGTCGTGGTCAATGGCAACGACATCACCGGTACCGTCGAGCAGCGGCTCATCAGCATCGAGCTCACCGACAACCGCGGCATCGAGGCCGATCAGCTGGAAATCACCCTCAGCGACCACGACGGCCTGCTCGCCATTCCCCCGCGCGGCGCCAGCGTGCAACTGTGGCTGGGCTGGAGCGACACCGGCCTGATCGAGAAAGGCAGCTACACGGTGGACGAGACCGAACACAGCGGCGCGCCGGACGTGATCAACATCCGCGGCCGCAGCGTCGATCTGCGCGGCGAACTGAAGAAGAAGCGCGAGCGGAGCTGGAGCGCCACCACCCTCGGCGCGGTGGTGCAGGCCATCGCCTCGGCGCACGGTCTCACCGCAGTGATCAGCGCCGCCCTGGGCGCCATCGAGTTGCTGCACCTGGACCAGGCCAACGAGTCCGACGCCAACCTGCTGGCCCGTCTCGGCAGCGAACACGACGCCATCGCGACGGTGAAGGCCGGCCGGCTGCTGTTCATGCCCACCGGCAAGAGCACCTCCGCCAGCGGCCTGGCCCTGCCGCATGTAATGCTGACCCGCCAAGACGGCGACCAGCACCGCTACCTGGAAGCCGACCGCGACGCCTACACCGGCGTGAAGGCCTACTACTACGAGATCAACAGCGCCGAGAAGAAGGAGGCCATCGCCGGCGGCGGGGAGAACATCAAGGAACTGCGGCACACCTACTCCGACCAGCAAAGCGCCGTTCGCGCCGCGCGCGCCGAGTGGAAACGCCTGCAGCGCGGCACTGCCACGCTGTCCTACACGCTCGCTAGGGGCCGGCCGGAGTTGCTACCCGACCAGACGTACACCCTCGCCGGTATCAAAGCGGAAATCGCGGCCATCGTCTGGCTGGGCGGCAACCTGCGGCACTCGTTCACCCCGGAGAGCTTCACCACCAGCCTCGACCTGGAGTCGAAGCTGCCAGATGGTGACGACGTAGCCGACCTGGCCGAGGAGAGCACCAACTACACCGGCATCCTGGCCTGGTACCGCGACGAGAAGACCGGCAAGCAGCACACCATCACTGCCGGCGACCAGACCAGGCCGAGACGCCTCCACCACCTGTACGCCAGCAAGGCGACGGCGAAACGTGCGGTGGATCGGGAGTGGAAGCGGCTGAAAAATACACGAACATAAAAAAGGCGCCACCAAGGCGCCCTTCAGTATGTAACTATCATTCTTTCTTTGAACTTAAAGCACCCAGCTTCTTGTTTAACTGTTTATTACGAGCGCTCCGCTCGAAAACTCTACTTTTAAAGTTAGAGACTTCTCGCCACTCGTATAACATCAAAAAGAAACTAGCGATACTTATACCGAGACTTAACCCCGTAAAAACTGTTACCACATGGTATACTTTCCAGCTAGAAGGAGAGAACCACAATCCAAACGCAATAAGCATGGCTGAGAGCATATAGAAGGAAAGTGCGATCTGAACCTGTCGAATCTTCTCCGACACCGTCTCGCGTACACGACGACGCTCGCTACCTGAAAGCCCCTTGGTTTCACGCAGGCTATTGAGGTTGCTCCACAACTGAAGAGCAAAGCCCATTGGTAGAAGAAAAACTGTCAACAGTCCCCACTGAACAACTGGAGCAGTAGTACGATCAAACGAAGATACAATGTAGTGGGCCAAGAGAGCGCCCATAGCAGCAGAAAGCACCACTGCCAGCACACCCACACCTGTCCAACCACTTTGATCTCTCATCTCTCACTCTTCCGCGTTTTGCTCAGGGTCTGCCTCACCTTGACGAAGCTTGCCAATCAGCCAACCATGCATCTTATGGTATAGAACCCCCTCGTCGAGCAGTCCATTCTCTAGCTTTGCGACCGAGATTGGTCCTGATAGTTTCAGGTCATTTCCTCTGATCTCCCCCCCTCCATTCAGGGAGATCCTGACGTCCGCCTCATCGACGTGGCGCAACGAGGTTGCGATATTATCAATCATTCGCTGGCCAACACGTGTTGTCTGACGAACGTACGTGATTTCCAGGCTCACCTTGAGGTTAGCTTCGTCAAGGTCCTCCTCAAGGTCGAGGCGATTGAACCAATCGGCCCCCAAGGCAGCCTTGATCACATCACCAGCCAATCCTGTTGGGAAGAACCGTACCCTACGGGCGTCCTCCACTTCCTCTGCAGGTGCAGCATTCTGCTGCACCTGACGTTCGCCTTCTGGAACAACCTCTGCTGTCGTCACTGGCGATCCAATCTCGATTTTCTTCACCGAGGCTCGCGCCACACGGTCGAAGGTCTCCTGAGACGGCTGGTCCTGCAGTATGATGGCAGTTCCAACGGCTACCCCACCGAAGCTCCCGACGAGCCAACCTAAGTGCGCCTCCAGCTCACGTGAGCGCAGCGCACTGGACTGCAAAACGACCAAATGATTTTCGAAAACACCAAAGTATAGGAATGAGTCGACAAACTCTTTACGGTGCTGTTCTCTCTCAGCCGGCTCATCAATATTATTAAGAACCTCATTAGTTAAAGCATCCAGCGCATAAGACTCCGCATCATCATTTAGAGTAATATAGGCTTGACTACGCCCAGGTTCAAAATAAATCATCTGACAGAAGAGCATACCATTATAATCACGCTTGTGATTAATAACACGGAAACTATTTGTATCAGCGCTAACAACCTCTTTCCGCTGACCTACTCTGTGCGCTGGACTGCCATCAATAAAAACACGCTCTAAAATTTCTTGTAGATTTCCTCCGCCAGAAATCACCGCGCGCTTATAATGAATTTTCTTAGTTACAGTTTCCGCCATGATACCCCTCCTTCTATCTTAAATTTTGCAGAAAAATCCCTGCCCTAATAAAGCCTGACCTACCCGCATAAATCAGACTACAACCCATTATTCAAGCTTATTTTTATACGCTTCAGTCAACTTAATTTTTCTGGCGTCACTTGCTGCTTCAGCATGTTCTCTCAAGACTTTCTTGCCCACATATACGAGCCCATTACCAAAAAAGAACCCCAGAAAAACAATCAGCCATTCGAGGGTAAAAATACTAGAGGGATTATAATTATCAAAGACAGGAGCGTACTCCCAAATCGAGCTAATGCCTGGATACTGAGTACCATAGTACAAAGAGAGTATCGCCTCTCTGATATTCACAAGCAGTCCATAATTGTACCCCTTGAGACTTATAGCAATACTCTTCAAGGCCGACACAAGAAAGACAAATATAAAAAATACTGTAACCACCCATCCACACACGATAAGTTTTCTAGCCCTAGACTTCTCTCTTTCTAAATCCATACTTCCTCCCACGAAGATCAAATACCACTTCAACCGAAAAGCTGGTCAATTAGCAAGACACCTCTCCAGTTCTACATAGATGAAAGAACTGCTCCTCTGTCAGGACAAATGCACCATATCCTTGGGCAGATTCAACTTTTGTAGGACCGGCGTTTTTACCAATGCAAATTATCGAAATAGACTTTCCAACGGTTTTCATAACTCGAAAACCTTGTTCGCTAGCCACAGCCCCTAGTCGATCTTTATCTGCCGCTTTGAAGCCAGTAAAAAGAATCTGAGGCCGCATATCTGGCATGGCCTTTGGTGCAGGCTCTGGAGATGGTGGGGCATCTGCGCCTAAAAGCAGATGGTCGCCCTCAAAAAATTGGAGGATACGGTCCTTCCGATAGGTTTTCGGCAAACTCTCAGTGGCGGAACGCCCCTGAATGTAGCGAGAGGTTTCACGCCAGGTTACGAGGCTACGAGTAGTTTCAACGCCTGTTACATCGCGGTAGAGAAAGGTCAGTACTGACATAACGACAGTCCATGTCATGTTCTCGATGGGAACAGACTATGCCAGCCTTTTGGCATCAGCGACAACGGCCTCCAGCTCCGCAAGGCGCTGTTCCAGAATTTTCAGACGTTTCTTTTCCTCAGCAGCAAGCTGTATTTCTCGCTGCTCGCCCTCGTCCAGTTCGCGCCAGAGTGCCAGCAGGGCCTGTTCACGTGGGTTCTCTGCCCCACTGTGTGTTTCTCCTACAGGTACGCCTCTGAGCATTTGGCCATCCCCTGTAAGCAGCCAGTCAACAGAGATACCCAATCGAGAACTTATCGTTCCCAAGGCCTCAGCGTTCGGCTCCCGCAACCCAAGGGTGTAGTTCTGGAACGATCTGTACGGAATTTCGCAGGCTTCTGCAGCTTCCTTTATCGAAAGCCCCTTGGCTTCCAAGGCCGATCGCAGCCGAACAGAAGTTTCCGTTTGTGCATTTTTATCTGTTGACATTTCCAAACGAGTGCCTAACATATGTCCGAGTGAGTACATCTTATCTATATGGGAACACTCGATCTATGACCCCTAATCAGATCCGTGCACGCCTCGTCGAAAAGGGCAGCAGCTACCGAAAGTTCGCCCTGGCTCGCGGCTACGAGCCACGCAATGTCACCCAGGTGGTGGCTCGCTGGGCCGGTGCAGAACGTTTGCCCAACGGTCGTCTCGCCTACGCGATTCTGAAGGACCTATCCGAAGAGATAGGCGCTGATGTCGTCCCCGGCATTCGCCAGGCCGCCGGCGAACAGTAGTCCGACCAGTACACGGGAAAAACGAGAAGATGAAACGCCAGATTCTTGATAGCCGCCGCAAGGCCGTGATGGCCGCCGTAGGGGCCTTCCCGGGCGGACGAGAGTGCGCCGCCACGCACCTGGGCCTGGAGAACGTCAAGCGCCTCGACAACCAGGTCTACGAAAACCCGGGCCACCGGCCTCTGACCGACGAGCAGGTTCACCAGTTGGAGAGCGTCAGCGGTACCACCTTCCTGGCCGACTACATCGCCGCCCTCTACGACGGCGTCTTCGCTCCCATGCCGGGCAACGGGCCGCTCGACAACCTCGACCTGTACGAGCGCTCACTCGCTACAGACGTGGCCGAAGGCACGGTCGACCAGATCATCGCCAGGGCATTGAAGGACGGGCAGATCGACGAGGCGGAAATCGCCGAGATCATCGCGGCCCACCGCCTCCACCTCGCGGCCAGGCACGCCGAGGTGGGCGCCGTGATCACCCTGCACCGGAAAACCCCGCGCGGACAGCGCCTCGGCGGTACGGGAGAACACGAATGAGCACCTACAAGCTGGTTTGCCCGCACTGCGCGTCGAGGATGCGCATCCGCACCAGCGATGGAAAGCACATCTTCCTGCGCGTGGCCTATCTGCAATGCACCAACGAGGCCTGCGGCTGGTCGGTGCGCGCTGAGTTCGAAATGACCCATGAAATGAGCCCGTCCGGCATGCCTAATCCGTCGGTATACCTGCCGCCGGCACCCACTGCGCTGCGCCGCGAGGCCATGCGTCAACAGGGCGACAACCAGCTCGACCTTCTGGAGGCCACCGCATGAACGTCACCCCATTCACCCAGCAGCAAGCCGACGACTACCGCACCTTCATGCAGCAGGCCGCGCGCCGCTTCATCGAGAAGCACGCCGCCGAGCATCTGGACGACGACGGGCTGTTCGAGCGCACCGTCAGCTACCTGGTCAACTCCCTCGACGTGCCGGCCTTTATGGCCGGCCGCCTGGCGTTGCTGGCCATGAGCGAGCGTCTGCCCAAGGGGCTGGCCTGGGTCGCCTTCGACATGGCCGCCGGGCCTGACCAGAGCGTGCGCATGGTCCTGGACCGTCGCACCGGCCAGTTCACCCCGCTGCCCTCTCGCTTCCTGCCTCACCGATTCCTGGCCGCTCCGGCCGCCCACTGACCAACCGACGCCCAGCCCCACTGCCGTGGGTTTGGGGAAGTTGCACCCGAAAACCGAGGGACAGGCCATGCCAGACGCCGTTTCGATCCAGTTCGACATGCCCAAGCCGGTAGCAGAAGCCCTGCTCACCAACCTGCGCGCCGAACTCCGCCGCGGCCTGGTCCAGCACTGGTACGACGACCGCTACCGCACGGTGCCGGAAGGCCTGCGCAGCAGCCGGATTCTCGACGACTACCCGGCCCTCGCCGGCCAGAAACGCACCATAGGCGCGCTCCGCGCCGCACTCGCCGCCAACCTGTAAGGCCGCTGATTCATGACGATGCACGAAAAACTACGGGCAAAGGTCCTGCCAAAGCTGGAAGCCGACTACGGCCTCAAGCACATGAAAGGGACCAACTACATGCGCAAAGGCAAATGCCCGGCGCACCGCTGCGGCCAGAAAACGCTGTACACCTTCTTCGATTCGCCCTGGATGCTGATCTGCGGCCGCCCGGAGGCCTGTGACCACCGCGTGCACATCAAGGACGTCTACCCAGAGTTGTTCAACGACTGGAGCGACCAGGCGCCGGCCACCCCCGATAACCCTACCGCCACCGCACGTGCCTACCTGGAGTTCGCCCGGGGCTTCCGCCTGGAACTCATCGATGGATGGTTCACCCAGGAGAACTACTGGGACAACAAGCTCAAGATCGGTAGCACCACTGTTCGCTTCCCCTTGGAGAAGGGCGGCTACTGGGAGCGGCTGATCGACCGGCCCGAACGCTTCGGCAAGCAGAAGGCCCGCTTCAAGCAGGGCGAGAGCTACAAGGGTGTCTGGTGGTGCCCGCCGACGCTCGACCCGACCGAGGTCGACGAACTATGGATCGTCGAGGGGATATTCGACGCCATTGCCCTGATGCACAACGGCCGCGCGGCCGTGTCGATGATGTCCAGCGCGCCCTTCCCCGCCGAATCCCTCAAGGCATTGAAGAAGCGCTGCCAGGACGAAGACAAGCACATGCCGCGCCTGATCTGGGCGCTGGACAACGAGCCGGTCGCCAAGGCCAACACCCGGCGCTGGGCGAAGGAAGCCCGCGAGCTGGGCTTCAAGTGCGATGCTGCGGTCATCCCCCAGCGCGGCGCCAGAAAAATCGACTGGAACGACCTGCACCAGCGCTGGGCGTTCATCGAGGGCGACGACGCACGCGCCAAGCGCATCGATCTGGACCTTGAGGAGGCCCGCCACGAAGGCGCCCTGCTGCTGGCCGAGACGGCCGAGGAAAAGGGGCTGCTCATGTATTCCTGGAACGAGCGCAAGGAGTTTCATTTCTCGTTCCGCTCGCGCCTGTACTGGTTCAAGCTCGACATCGAGGCCTACGACCGCGCCATCAAGGAACTGGAGAGTTCGGAGAACGCGGAAGACCAGTTGCTCAACGACAAGCAGCGCCGTGAGAGGGCGCTACGCCGGGCCGGTTGCGTGGTCCGCATCGGCAACTGCTACTTTCAGGCGCTCTATTTCATGCGCAACGAGCAGACCGACGAGGCCTGGTACTACTTCCGCGTGGAGCGCCCGGACGCGCCGACCGTCAAGGCGACCTTCACCTCAGCCCAGATTTCCGCCTCGGCCGAGTTCCGCAAGCGCCTGCTGAACGTCTGCAACGGCGCCATGTTCACCGGCACCCCGCAGCAGCTGGAGCGCATGCTCGAGCCCCAGCTCGATCGCCTCAAGTCCGTGCACACCATCGACTGGATCGGCTACACCCGCGAGCACGGCGTCTACGTCTTCAACGACCTGGCGATCGCCGGCGGCAAGGTCCACAAGCTGAACGAGGAAGACTTCTTCGACGTCGACCGCCTGAGCATCAAGAGCCAGAGCCAGTCGCCGGTGCTGCACATCAACCCGGACCTCGCCGCCTACAACGAAGGCTGGTTCGAGATGTTCTGGAAGTGCTTCGGCGTGCGCGGGGTGGTCGTGCTGGCCTGGTGGCTCGGTGCGCTCTACGCCGAGCAGATCCGCCAGATTCACAAGTCCTATCTGTTCCTGGAACTGATCGGCGAGGCCGGCTCCGGCAAGACCACGCTGGTGGAGCTCTGCTGGAAGCTGACCGGCCGCACCGAGTACGAAGGCTTCGACCCGTCCAAGGCCACCCCCGCCAGCCGCGCACGCAACTTCGCCCAGGTCGGCAACCTGCCGGTCGTGCTGATCGAGTCCGAGCGCGAGCAGAAGGAAGGCGCGCCGGTGAAGCACTTCGACTGGGACGAGCTCAAGACCGCCTACAACGGCCGCAGCGTCCGCTCCACCGGCGTGAAGAACAACGGCAACGACACCCGCGAACCACCGTTCCGCGGCGCCCTGCTGATCGCGCAGAACAACGCCGTCAACGCCTCCGAGCCGATCCTGCAGCGCCTGGGTCACGTCAACCTGACCCGCGAGCATCAGACCCCGGAGACCAAGCTTCTGGCTGAGTTGCTCGAGCGCATGCCGGTGGAGCAGCTCAGCGGCTTCCTGGTGAAAGCCCTGCAGCCCGAGACCAAGATCATGGCGCTGCTGGACGAGCGCACCTCCGGCTACGAGCAGGAGCTGCTGTCCATACCGGGCATCCGCACCGTGCGGATCGCCAAGAACCACGCCCAACTGCGCAGCCTGGTGGACTGCCTGCAGTTGGTGGTACCGCTGGACAGCGAACGCGCCCAGCTGGTTCACGCCGAGGTCAGCCGCATGGCCCTGGAGCGTCAACAGGCGATCAACGCCGACCATCCGGTAGTGCGTGAGTTCTGGGACCTCTTCGAGTTCCTCAACGGGCCGCTGAACGAACTGCCCGGCAACCTCAACCATTCCCGCAAGAAGGAGTTCGTGGCCGTGAACCTCAACGAGTTCATCGAGGTGGCGGCGAACAAGCGGCAGCAGGTCCCCAACCTGGGCGAGCTCAAGCGGCTGCTCAAGACCAGCAAGTCCCCGAAGTTCATCGAATCCAACAAAGCCATCAACTCGGGTCGCCAGGTCGACGCGTTCGACAAGCCGAAGACCGTCCGTTGCTGGCTGTTCCAGCTCGTCTGACAACCCCGCCGGGGCGCGGCAACGCCCGGGCAACAACCCCAAGGAGAAGCACCATGCAGAACGATGAAACCCCGCTCTACGAACACAGCCGCGGCGAATGGATCGCCACGCTGACGCTCACCGGCCTGACCCTGGTCGTCCTGGTCATCGCCGGCTACTACGCACCGGCCGTCCTGGCCACGCTGGGGGCGAGCGCATGAGCCTCGCAACAACCCACCGCGACATGAGGGACGTGTTCGACGAACTGTTCCAGGTCGACCAGGAGCGGCCCGCGATTCGCACGGCCGGCATCGAGGCGCTGCAGCGCCTGGTGCCTGTCGCCCAGCGCGATTCGGGGCAGAGCGGCGTGATCGGTCGCTTTCTACTGGGCCTCTACAACGGGCAGTCCTTTCCCTTCGACCTGACCGAACTGCGCCGCCTTGACCTGGGCCTGTTCGACGACTGCCTCGCGGTCCTGCGCCTGGACAACACACCAGAACAAGAGGTGCACACCTACCTGCCCAACGGCGACGCCATCTGGTCGGAGTTCCGCGAACGCTGGGCCTGAGCCCGGAAACAAGAAGGCCCCGGTGAGCGGCAACTCACCAGGGCCTGACCAACCCCAAGGAGAAGCACCATGCAAGTACAAACCCCCGAAGTCAGCGGGACGAAGGCTACCACTGCCCGCACCCGCCCCACCATGGCCAGCCAGCGGCTGGACCTGCCGAGCATCTGTGACATCTGTGGCACGGCCCGCTCAACCCGCAAGCACGCCGCCTGCAGCCGCATACGCCAGCAGCTCAAGCGCGACGAGTGGGCGACCTACATGGCCAACCTTACGGCCAAGAAAGCCCAGGGCGGACGTCGCTATGCTCGTTAAACGCACCTACAAACACTTCGGTTTCTGCTGTGGCTTGGGCTCCGGCGCCGCTGGGTTCAATGACAGTTCCCTCCAGATCGCCAACATGCTGGGCAACTGGCGTTGCATCGGAGGTGTCGATATCGACCCCGCCGGCCTGGCCGATTTCGAGGATTTCACCGGCACCAAGGGCACCTTGCTCGATCTGTTCACACGGGAACAATACATCGCGTATCACGGCAAAGAGCCGCCAGCCGGCTGGAAGGAAGCCACTCTCGACGACATTCGCCGTGCCGCCGGCAACGAGGACCCAGACGGCGTATTCATTAGTAGCCCATGCAAGGGCGCCTCTGGCCTGCTGCCCGAGTCCATGAGCGTTACCCCGAAATACATGGCCCTGAACGAGCTGACGCTCCGCTGCGTCTGGCTGATGCTGGAGGCCTGGCGACACAACCCGGTCAAGCTGATCATCTTCGAGAACGTCCCACGCCTGGCTTCCCGGGGCCGCTATCTGCTCGACCAGATCGTCAAGCTGTTCCGCCACTACGGCTACGCCGTCGAGGAAACGGTCCACGACTGCGGCAAGATTGCCAACCTGGCACAGAGTCGCCCGCGCTTCCTGCTGGTCGCTCGCCACCTGGAACGTGTCCCGGCATTCCTCTACCAGCCACAGACCCACAGCCTGCGCGGCGTCGGCGAAATCCTCGGCCGCATGCCGATGCCCGGTGACCTTGCCCTCGCTGGCCCGATGCACCGTGTCCCAGCGCTTCACTGGAAAACCTGGGTCCGCCTCGCCCTGGTGGAGCCGGGCAAGGACTGGCGATCGCTCAACCGACTGGCGATCAAGGACGGCTACCTGCGCGACCTGATCATCGTGCCGGAGTGCCACAGCGGGTATCTGGGCGTGCATGGATGGGGAGATTCAACCGGTACCATCGCCGGCCGTAACAGTCCCACCAATGGTGCCTACTCGGTTGCCGATCCTCGGCCAGTCAGCAAGGCGGAATACTCCCAGTACGGAGTAATCCCTTGGAATCGCCACTCCGGCGTGGTGACCGGGCAGCGCAGCCCGGGGCAAGGCCCGTTCAGCGTGGCGGACCCTCGCCCTGACTGGAACCGCCATTCCGGCAACTTCCGCGTCGTACCCTACGATCGAGCAGCCGGAACAATCATCGCTGGCGGCAAGGGTGTACAAGGTGGCTGGCAGTCGGTGGCCGACCCGCGCGTCCTTGATCGTAAGAAAGGCGACGCCTACCTCACCGGCGGCCACTATGGCGTGGTCGGCTGGGACAACTCCGCTGGTGCGGTATCTGCCAGCGCCCGCCACGACAACGGTCGCTGGTCCGTCGCAGACACCAGGCTGCCAGCTGCGAATGACCGTTTGACCTGTGTCATCCGCAGTCCCTCCAACACCTGGAATAGGCCGTTCACCACCTTGGAGCTGGCCGCGCTCCAGTCCATGTTCGACCCCGAGGACATCTGGCAGCCGCACGAAGAAACCGGCGTTCTGGAGTTGGTTGGCAAGCAGTTCATCCTGAGCGGCAGCAACGACGGCGCCTGGCGCGAGCGCATAGGCAACGCCGTGCCCCGCAAGGCCGGAAAGGCCATCGCCGACGTGATGCTCAGCACCCTGATGCTTTCCGAAATGGGCGAGACCTTCACCCTCAACAGCATGCCAGTCTGGTGCCGCCCGCTCGCGATGGCTATCAGCCTGAGCCGCCTGGAGGTGGCCCATGGCTGACCAGGCCGACCGCCAGCACATGTTGACATGCGAGGCGCGGTACTGGCTCCGGCGTGGGTATACCACGCCGGAGAAAGTCACCGAGCTGAAAGAGTCCCTTTACAAGAAGCGCGGCGAGGAGGCCGTCACCCGGCTGATCGAGGAAATGCGCAGGCAGTGGGGTAGCCGTCATGAGTGGCAGGGGGGGCCGCATGAGTAACGGTATGCGCCAAGAATACCGGAGCGGCGATTCTCGGCGGTGGTCACCAGCCTCCGGCAGTACACTTGGGGGCAGTCCATGACCGAAACTTCCAGCGTGCTGACCTTCGACGACCTCAAGCGCATCACCGGTTACGTCCGGCGGGCCGACGTGGAGCGCGCCCTGCACGAGCAGGGCATCCGCATTTTCCGGGGCCGCGCAGGCCCCTGGACCACCGTGGAACTGATCAACCAGGCCGGCGGGCTGCGGCCAGCGCCCCAGGAGCAGTACGGCGTCGAGATTCTATGAGGCGATCCAGGAAGCACAATCCCAACATCCCCCCGCACATCGACCAGGCCGCTATCCCAGCGGCCGTTTTCTTTGACCACCGCGGGAAGGGAATCTGGTACACCCTGCACCGCGATGAGGCCGGCCGGCAGCGCCGGCAGAACATCGCCAGCAGTTCGGCCACACTGGCCGAGCTGCACAAGATCATGGAAGTCCGCAACGGCATCGATCGCGAGAGCCTGAACCACCTGTGCGAGCAGTACCACGACAGCGCCAAGTTCAAGCGGCTCGCGCCGAAGACCCAGGACAGCTACAGCTGGTCGCGCGACGTCCTGGTCAACATCCCCACCAAGCTTGGTAAGCCTCTCGGCGAACTGGCCGTGCGCAAGTTCACCCCTGCGCTGATCCAGCGGATCATTGACCGGATCGCCGACGCGGGAACGCCGTCGAAGGCCGCCCATGCACTACGGTACCTGCGCCTGGTGATGCAGTGGGGCCGCAACCGCGGCTACCTGGACAACAACCCGGCCATGGGCATCGAGGCGCCGGTCGAGCGCAAGCAGCGCCGCCTGCCTTCCCATGAAGTGATGCAGCGTCTGATCGACCGTGCCCGCGAGCTGGGCCAGCTGAAACGCGGGCAGAAGGACGCGGTGCCGCCGCACCTGGGCTACGTCATGGAGCTGGCCTACCTGTGCCGGCTGCGCGGCATCGAGGTCGTCACCCTGACCGACGCCAACGAGCTGGCCGAGGGCGTGCTCACCAACCGGCGTAAGGGCAGCCGCGACAACGTCGTCACCTGGACGCCGCGCCTGCGCACTGCCTGGGACGCCGCCAAGGCTCGCCGCGCCCAGGTATGGAAAGCCCGGGGCACGGCCGTGCCGGTCAACCCCGAGAAGCGCTTCATCATCACCGCCGAGCACGGCGGGCCGCTGGGCAAGTCTGGCCTGGACACTGCCTGGAACCGTTTCATCCGCAACGCAATCACCGCAGGCGTCATCACCGCCGAGCAGCGCTTCGGCCTGCACGACCTCAAGCGCCGTGGCATCACCGACACCCCCGGTACCAGGGCCGACAAGCAGGAAGCCAGCGGCCACCGCGACGAATCCATGCTCGACATCTACGACCTCAGCGTCCCGAAGGTCGCCCCCTCCGCTCTCTGA